GTTCTCAAATTCCTGTAGCGAGGAGAGACTAATCTGTACTCCTTGTGCTAAAGAATTGATATACTGCTGTCGAGCCTCCTGAGTCGCTGCAACTTCGGTCTGGTAGAACTGTGCTGCCTGATCTAGTTGTGAGCGGTACTGACTCAGCTCTTGTGTCTTTTTTGTGTAGTCTGCCTGTCGAGAGTATCCCTTAATGAGTTCGTCTTCAGTAACCTCGTGATCTTCTCCGTTTATCTTAACAGAGTAAACAGCAGGTGTGTCGTCTTCCTCTTCAGTTTCTTCTTCTTCAGGTGACTCTTCCTCTTCATCCTCTGTTTCCTCTTCCGCTTCTTCAGCTTCAGGTTCCTCTTCGGATGCTTCAGGTTCGTCTTCAGATACTTCCTCTGACGGTTTTGCTTCCTCGGTTTTTGGTTTATCCTCTTCAGGGTCCAACATCCCAAGGATTGCTGTTTCTGCCTCTCTCACACTACCCTCACCTGGGGGTAGTGCTATATCATGCGGGGCAATTTGCTTATCCGCTGCCATTTTTTTATTCTCCTATAGTTGGTATTGCTGCATTTTCTCAGCCATCTGTCCAGTTTCCAAAATGGATTTAAGATGGATGTGAAGTCTATCCAGCAGTCTCATAGCTAACCAAAGCGATTCTCTGGTTTCCTTATCACCGGTGCCTGATTGTTTCCAGGTATCCAGTAAATCTTTTTCAAGTGTTTCAAATGCCTCTTTGATAAGAGGATCGTTCAGTAGAGATTGCGCTCTACGCGCTCTATCATCCAATGGCTACAGGTCTTCCTTGCTCGGCTTCAAGCTGGATCTCTGCCATCTTCAGGTTAGCATCAACCTGAGTCTTCATGGTTTCCAGCTCTATCCTCTGCTGTTTTATGTTAATGTCGGCAGCTTTGATTTCAAGCTCTTTCTGTTTAAGCTGCATCTCCATTTGCTCTACTGATTCCTTGGGATCGGGTTGGTCAGGTATCTGATCGGGGTCAGTCAAGAAGTCATCAACGTTCTGGAAGCCCATATTCTTAATGAGTGCTGCTCCCATGTTATAGAGGTTCTTCTGACTCACGATCTTCAGACCACCCTTCATTGCATCCCCTGCAAATGAAAGCATTGTGGAAAGGTGCATCAACTGCTGATCTCTGTTACCACTTCCTATTCCTACAGAAACAGTACAGTCGTATTTATCCAGCCACATGTCTGGTCTGACTGTGATGAAAGTATTTCTCAGTCTTATGACTCTTTCATGGTCCTGGTTCTTTTGTATCAACTCAAATATATTGAGCATCAAATCCTTCACACCTGTTTCTGCGAAGCTCCTAGCAATAAGTTCTACACGAGACTGTGCTGCCGTCATCGTGGCAGACACAGCCTGTGCAGTGGTGTGGGAGGTTAGTGCATTTTCATTTAGACCCTGGCTGTACTTGCTTACACCGGATCTTGATTCTCTAAGCTTGTCAAGGTAGTCAAGCATCTGGAACGAACTTTGCTCAAGCTGTGGTGTGGCTAACGGCATGATAGCGTTTGGTGACTTGACTCTTACAATGCCCCCTGGTCTTTGCGAGAGCAAATCATCCAAATTCGCTTGACCCTCTAGGATAGCGTACCTACCGAAGTTCTGGTTGTACATGTTATCCATGAGGTTTCGTGTCAATACAGATTTTATAAGCTGAATTGACATTACAAGATCCGCAATAGATAACCCAAAGAACTTATGCGGGATCTTAATCGGTGTGATGCTTACGAATGGAATCCTGTCAATGGGATCATTCTGGAGGATCTGACTGCCCACAGTCGTGATCTTTCTCAGTTCCGCAATCCCATCATCATCTTCATCTATGCGGATATAACTCTCATGCAGCCAGTACGACCGTAACTCTTCGCTATCTCCTGTTCCCTCATCACCCCATCCTGACCAGAACTTAGCGGAGTCATCATACTCGTACCTTGCTAACCTCTCTGCGGAGAAGGCATCTATGTCAGTGTCACCACCACCCAGTGCCTCTACACTATCTATCTCAAATCCCATCTCCCGCAATTGGGAAACAGTTTTAAGTACGCGGTGACAGACAAACCTTGCTTCTTGGATTGTCTTGGATTCTCTTGAAATAAGGAACTCATCAGGTGGAACATTCTCTACCTTGACCCTACCTGTCTGCCTCTTTCTTTTTATAACAACATCATTGAACTCACCATCCTCTTCCATTCGCGGTGTGTGCTCAATGATCTCAACATCATCATTCATGATGAGCATGTTGAACTCTATTTCATCGAGATTGTTATATTCTTCCCTATTCCAATCCTCTGTCTCATCCCACCAACACTTAACGATACCATTCTTCTGTAGAAGTGCATCAGTGAACCAGGAATAAAGGATTTCCCATCCAGGGTTGTCACGCATGAAAACATAGTTCACATAGTCTGTGGCTTGTTTAGCTGACTCAACATCCTCTGGACCCTGCGGATTAAAAACAACCACCTCATCACCTGATGCAAAGATCTTCATTAGTGAAGGTTTGATCCACTCAATCGTATCCATGACACTAGAGTCTACATACTGGCTCCTTCCTTCCACCTCATTTCCGAAGGGAAGACCATAGTAGTAAAGCATAGCATCTTCACGCTGCTTGGAGATCTCACCACCATACCCAAGTGAGTCTGTTATCTCTCCCCTTATTCTACTTAGAATTTCGTCATCAGTTAGTTTCATACAATACCCATGTTTCTATATTCAATCTCCTTACTCCAGTCTTCTTCTCCACCTGCTATACCGAATCTATCCATTGATTGAAATGCGTACCTTGTTGCTGACATTAAGTCATCTCTGACAGGAACGATTTTCCCTGCCTTCCTGTGATACATCCTGAACTCCTCAAACCAGTCGGAAAGTGTGGAAAACACCTTGAATCGGTTGTTCTCCATAGCTTGTAACATAGCCATTATCCCTGTTTCTATAGAGTTTCCACCCTTCTTTTCCCCTAAAGCAGGGGGGTTTGTAAAGTGATCCATGAGCATATTGATGCCATGACTCCTGTATTGGTCTGCTAAACCTGGATTCCCCATAGAATCCTTCCTGTTTCCATCATGAGGGAACACCATCGGTATCCATCCTGGTCTAGTCTTTATGTAACCAGAGTGAACGTGTGGTGTGGCTTTAGATAATCTATGACAATCATAGAGATAGTAAGTATCTTCTTCCCTATCCCATGCCAACCATACTACCGCTGTGGGGTGGTCATAACCAAAGTCTATAGCTGACAGTCTAGCCCACTCCATTGGGATCTCAAATGGCTCTACAATCACCTTGTCTTCCTGCACAGGGAAGACTAAGCCTGACCCTATGGATGGTCTACCGTATCTCCTCATCTCCCTCTCATGGGGAGAATAGGAGGATAGGATCTGCTCCATTACAACTTCGTTTAGATGACCTCTCTCTCCATTCATGGAAAAGATCTTCTCTGAGGCATCATCCCAGGTTGCGTTAGTTAAGGATTGACCGAACTGAAGGTTGTTCAGGAAGGATGCGACTGTCTCCGTCATCCCCTGTTCAGGGGTGAAGGTCATATAAACCATCCCCCTCCTGTCTAACGTACGGGTTACAGCTTGCGAGTATATATCACGAGAGGGTTCTTCGTCAAGCCAGATCACATCACAGGATCTGCCCTGCCATTTCTCCACTCCCATCTCATAAGCCTTAAAGAATAAAGAAGAGTTCCCACCAGCTACGTGATGAACGAGTGCCACGCTCTTCGCATTTGGAACCCCAGGTTTTCTTTCGGTTTTTATTATTAGATTTTTCGGTACAGTACCGGAACCAAAAGCCTCGGGATCATCGGGGGAACCCAATAGTTCAAACTGCACGATGTCTCGGGTTGTCTCGTTAGAGACACCACCAGCCCATGCTATCACAGGTTGTCGGAACTTTCTTCCCTTCCACCAGTCTGGGTACAAACCCGTTAGATGATAAGAAAGCTCCATGCTGCCACAGTAGGATTTCCCAATCCGGTTAGCAGCCATGAGTAGTCTTTGATTACAATCCTTTCCTGTCTCGTGGAAGGTGGATTGGTAGGGATAAGGATCATAGGCTTCTATCCTATTGTACCTCTCCCTCTTGCGTTGTTCCCTTACAAGCTCTAACGCTCTAGTGTTTGATGAGTGCGTTGAGTTCTCTTTGGATTTCCTCATTCGACATCTTCTCTACAGTTGTTTGTTCGATTCTTTCTACGGGTTTCAATCCCGCTCTATCCAGAAGATCCTTGATTGCCCCAAGACGTACGCTTTCGCTTTCCGCTGTCTGTGCCAGTTCTGTAAGCCAGTGTATGCTCGCGGGAACCTTATCCTGAAGTATCTTTTGAGTCTGTATATGTATTTCATCGCTAAGAAGTTTCTTGAGTTCGTATCCTTTCTGTTTAGAAGTCTTTTGGGAATAGCCAGCCTCCACGGCAGCTTTAGAAGCATTGCCGGTCAGTGAATAATACTCAACAAATTTCTCTTGTCTTTCAGTCATTATCTTCCACCGGGTCTTCGTGGTGCCCTACTAATTACAGGCTTCTTCTTTCGTTGAATGGTTGGCATGAACGCAAAGCTATCTACCTGAGATGTAATATCCTGTAATTCTTGGCTACCAACAGTGGTGTATC